ATCTCGTACCCTTTGGAGCGAAGGATGTTGCCTTGGATCAAGGCTTTATATTCCTCTGCTGTGGTTCTTTTTGTAGCCATTGAAATGTCCTCTCACTATCCTTATGCCCAAATTGATCACGGTTTTCGGGCAAAAAGAAAGGGAGCCCAGATGGACTCCCTTCGGTCAGATAGCACTGCGCTGAAGTATGATCAACAGCGCAGGCTTATCCAACTCTTCCGTCTTCCCCGAGATCACCAGGCTCCTTGCAAGCGCCTGAAGTTCAGGCAGCTCCATCAGAACCAGGCTCTCTCGCGAGAAGACGGCTATGTCGTTCGAGTTCGGGGGGATCGGACCTAGCCTACCCCCTACTCGTTTCCCTTTTCGAAGTCTGCCTCCAGCTCTTCGATCATGGTATCGATCTCGCCCTTCTTCATGAAGTCTGCACAGACCTCACGAAGCATGCCCATGATTACGAAGTTCGACTTGCGCAACTCCGTGACCTGCTCACCCATCTCGTCCAGGGTCTTGCCGAGAGCATCGATCTTCTCGTCAGACGCACCGCCAGCTTTCTCTTCCTCCTCTTCGGCCTCCGGTTCCTCACGACGTCCACGGCGACCACGAGGAGCTTCCTCTTCCGGTTCCTCACGACGACTACCGCGTCGTCCGCGAGGAGCTTCTTCTTCTTCTTCTTCGGGTTCGGATGCTGTTTTGCCCCTGCCGCGAGGAGCTTCCTCCTCGGCATCTTCTTCGGGCTCAGCCTTACCCTTGCCACGTGCGGGCTCTTCTTTGCCCTTCTTCGCAACCACCTTCTTGCCGTCCTGGGCAGCAAGGATGAAGTCGATCAGGTCATTCGATTGCGCGTTTGAGCACTCCGTGTTGCTCTTGCCGTAGATCACAGCAAGTTCTCGCAGCTTCACTCGCCGCATCTTCCCTAGGTCTTCTCGTGTCTGCTTGTCTGGTTTATCAGCCATCTCGTTTCCTTCTTCTCGATGTTCTCGGCCGCACGCTCACTTGGTTGTTGATCGAAGATAAGGTTCCGTACCCGAGCGCCCAAGGTCCGAAGTCCTTCACGATTTCTAGTCTAGCTTTGATATCAGTTGCTGGTGCAGTTGAATAGTCCCCACAAACGAACTCGTCGATCAATTTTTGTACATCTACCAGTTGACAACTCTGCAGGGACTTGCATGTAACACAGGAGGGTTTGATGTCCGTCATCGGGACTTCAACCCAATCTGAATCAGACCCTCCTCGCGCATTTCCGAATCAATGTTGTACACCGCACAGTAGATCACCCGTCCCGGTGGACAGTCCGGGCAGTAGTAGTGTTGATCTGCGCACTTCAGCTGATTGAAGGTGATGTCAGGGTGTTCCTGCTGGAAGTAACACATGAGTTCCCGATCATCGTCCACGGGGTCTGGAGCACAGTCCTCATTTTGAACCTGTCCCTTCAGCAACCCGATTAGCGTATCCCTTCCAAGGCCGCGGTGTGCGATTAGGTATCCCGCCTTTTTGCAAAGGTGGACCAGTTCGGTCGTGTTGATCTCGCTGTATTTCATACTGTTCCTTAGTGAGGCCAACCTGGTCCTCGGCTATTGGTCCGAACGAAACGTAGATTCCTTTGTTCTCTGGGTCGCAGTGCTTCTCCAGAGTCATCCGGAAGTTGTGACGATCATCGATGCCGGTAGCCTCTGCCACCGTATCTTCGATCAGTTTGACCCTGTTGCTAAGGTCGATCTGCTTGTACCTGTCCCCGGTCGTGGAGTTTTTGACTTCGATGGCATCCAGAAAGATAGCCAGCTTCAACTCGTAGGGGACGTTCTTGTTGAAGTTGAGGAAGCCCACACGGCCGGCCTGCTGGATCGTCCGCATGGCATCGATCTTGAACTTCCGGGCATCCGGAGAAAGGATCTTACCCTTACCCGTCGGATGCCGGATGTAGATCTTATTGGAAGATGGGGGTAGGTAAGGTACCCAGATGTTTATAGCAGTCATCTTCGGAACCTTGCCATCACACCGCCCTTGTTTCTGAACCCTGTCATCGCAGCCTCTACCCTGCGCCCAGTGCGCTCTCCACCAACACGGCTACCTTCACCGTGATGCCTCTGCTCGAGCGCACTCTGGGCCCTGGAGATAGTATCGATCTCCCGCTCCAGACTCTTGCAGACCGCTGCCAGGTGTCGGTACTTGTACTCCAGTTTCTCGTACTCGGTATTGATCGCCACGTAGCGGCTGTCAACCCGAGTCCCATTGTCCTTGTCAGAAACGGTCCCCCGCTTTTCGTTTCTGATCTTCGCCCATGCGAACTCCTTCTTGCTGGCTGCTGCGTTCTTGTCCGCAGTCACCCGTGGCAACATCTCCATGGAGTAGGAGTACCAGGAAGTGAACCAACCCATAAGGTCCTGCATCTCTGCCATGGTGAGAACACTCAGTTTGGCTGGGAGCTTTGGACGATTGCCAAACTCACCTGTGGTATCCACCGGCCTCTCCGCCGGCGGAAACCCCATGTCGGCCATCTCCAGTTCACCCTTGTCCACCACCTCTTCGTAAGCCTGCACTCCGGCCTTATATTCCTTCTCGAATGAGAGAGCCATCTACGCCCCCTTTCTGATTTGAAAGAGCTTGGTCATGTTGGGTCTTCCCGACTTTGGTGGCTTACAGGTTTTCTTCCACCTGCACGTACTGCACTGATAGGAGACCTCACGTGGTGGCATCTCCTTCTTCATTGCCATTTCCTGCACGTAGGTCAGCTTGTCTACGATCGCTTGCCAGCGGAGTTTGTCGAACGGGTGGATAAACTCCGCCATGTTCGAGTCGTTCTTGCTGTAGTAGAGGAACAGGAACACAGGTAGATCGAGACACGCCTGGTACACCGTCCCCTGCATGATGTGTTCTGCGTGTGGCCCTTTGGTGGCCTTGTATCCATTGTCGTTGATGGATTTGATCTCCAACCCAAACCGTACCGTCAGGTCCGGGACATGAACGGTGATGATGCCGTCCGTGTGTCCAGAGATGTCCATCCGGTCTGCCACCTTGTTGTTGTCGGGGGAGATGTCAGCTTCTGGTGTGAACTCAAACTCCCCTTCACTCCGCTGTGCAATCTCACCCAGGTAGCTTTGCAGCTGGGTGTGGATAGCCGTACCCGTGTCGAAGATTCTCTGCAGCTTAGGCTCAATCGCTCCCTCGGAAGGTTCTCCGATGTAGGAGTAGTAGAGCTTTCGACCGCAGCCCATTGGATACTTGCCACACAAAGAACGGCCGGAGAGTTCTCCAATCATAGATGCGTGGAACACATGAGTCCGTCGTCCTGTTGAACCTAGTTCAATCTGTCCAACGATCTTGTGGGGCGTCAGATTCATGTCCTCGAGCAGGGACTCAATCCGATTCACCACCGTCACTTCCCCAAGCATCTGCTTGTACCGCTGCTCTAGGTCTTTAATGCTTACTAGTTTCATACGCCTCCTTCAGTTGCTGAAATACCTCAAAGGGTAGTGTGATGAACTTCCGCTTTTTGATCTTGCGGAAGACCGTGACCAAGCCGGGTAGCTCCCCAGCCATGTTTGCGTGTCGAATGATAGTGTTCAGGTCTGACACGCTTATGGTGTAGCCCGAGACGCTGTCGGTGTACTTGTGCTCCAATCGCCACTTCCCGAACACTCGAACGTCTGCTTTAGCGTCCATGTTTCCCGAGCCTGGCTGTACCTTCCCACCCATGTCCTCCGCCAGTTCTTCCTCCAGCTCTCGGGATATACGGACACGCTTTCTCCTGTCCCCCTTGGATACGTTTGAAGGGGCATTGACGAAGAACTTGGCAACGAATCCAAGTGCAACACAGACATCGCACAGAAGGATTTGTTGGATCAGCTCTTCAGTCCTGCCATTTCGTAGTGTGTAGCGGGTGGTCTTCCTCAGTCGGTTGCAGTGTGTACACCGTGCGCCGAAACCGATGTATCGGATCACCAGCTCCAGCGGTTGTTTCATGAATACCTCACATGCCCTAACTCTGCCTTCGCGTAGGCCAGCTTGCGCAGAGTGTTCTGGAGTATCTTGTCGTCCTCTACTTCGTCCATCAGGGTTTCCTTGCCGCTGAAGACCAGAATGGGATCTTCGTCTTTGAGCAGACCCTTGTGATCTACGTGCAGGCCCTTCTTCTTAGGGACAGTGTAGATGACGTCGTTCGCTAGACAGTAGTTGACCAGGTCTGAGATCACATCAATCTCTGGTGGTTTGTAGTAGTACTGGTACATCCCTTTGATGCCCTCGTGTGTCCCGGACTTCCCCTTGGTCAGTTCCCAGTTAACCTCTTTGCCGATCTTCACTTCGCCCTTCTTTATTGGCTCTCCTGGACGGAGCTGAATGTCGATCAGTTTTCCGTGCTGTAGAGCGTTTGCGCCGCCGACTTTGTATTCCCTGGCGTGCATCCCACCCTTGTTCATGTTGGCGCGCACCTGACGGATACCGATGATGGTCGTCTCGTTCTCCCACATGTACGGGGTCTCTCCGGTCCAGCCACAGTCCTTGTTTATGCACTCGTACTTGTGGCCGCTTCCATGGCGCTTGAACCCCAGAGGCCGGCTGCCACAGAGCGGGCAGATCTTCTGAGGGCTGAGAGCCGCATGGACCTTCACCATCCAACGGGTCTGGATGTTGGAGGCATCAGCCACCTTGGCGTTCTCCTCCAGGTCTTTTGTGTCGCCAGCTACGGTGAGCATGGCGTCCCATGAATCAATCCCTCCCACCTGGTAGGAGTTCAGTCGGATCATTTCTACAACACCCTCCAGCAGCTTCTCTGAAGCAGAGCCGCGGAGTATGTCGAACCTCCCGGTCTGTTCCTGCAGAGCGATCTCTTCCTTGGGAGTCAGTAGGGGCTTCCCCTCCATCTTCATCTTGCGTTGGTGGGATTCAATCTCGTACTTGGACAGGCCCACCTTCACCCCACATGCCCGACCGAACAGCTTGTCGTAGCCGAATTCCAGACACAGCATGAAGATATTGGAGTTGTCCTTGTAGATGCGCTGGTTCATCGCGAAGTAGTGGTTCATGAGCAGGTTCTTACCCACCCCCTCCTTGCCGTCGATCTGAGAAAGACCACCGGCCGGGAGACCACCACCACACGCAACGTCCAATGAGAGGATGCCGGAGGGACGCCGGAGATCCATGCGCCCTTCAACATCTACAGCGTTCTGGATGACTACCCCCTCACCACCCAGCTTGGACTGTAGTTCATCTATCAGCTCGGCAGGGTTCTCCCGAGGTACGTTCCTGGCTCCAATAGATCGGACGATAGGACTACTTTCCTTCTTCTGCTTTGCCATCGGCCTTCTCTTTCTCGAATGGTTCAGTCCCCTTCTCAGGGTCCATGGGTACGTTTCGATTCGGGTCGTCCGTCACCGTCTTGTCCTTACCCGCTACCTTTTCCTTTTCGATCTTCTCTGGGTCGATTTGAACTGCGTACTTCTCCATCGTCGTCCTCCTTCAAGAAGCGTTCCTCGTATGAGGGTTGCTTCAAGATTTTGTTTGATTTCTCTACTGCCTTCCTGAGCCGCATCGATGGCTGAAACTTCAGCCTTCGCCGCGGTGGAATGATGATTCGATCTCCTGTCACTGGATGCCGCGCATTGGTGAAGCCTTTGCGGGCGTTCTCGAACAACCCCACGTGGGTGATGCGAACACTCCGACCGGAGCTAACAGCTTCGATCAGAATGTCCGCAACGCCCAACATGATGGTGTTCAGTTCTGTGGGTGTGTACCCAGTCAGTTTGGCGAGCTTCTTGAGTACTTGACGGTGTTGCATCTATGCCTTTGCGGATGCCCAGGACAATCCAATTCCAGCCTCTGCAGTCAGAGGAACCTTCAGTTCAAACGGCAACGGGTGAGCCATGAGCCTCTTGACGACGCTAACGGCTTCCTTTGCATTCTCCTCCGGTACCTCGAAGATCAACTCGTCGTGTATCTGGAGAAGCAGTTCTGCGCCCAGTCTCTTCAGGTCGTGATCGTATTCACAGATGATCATGGCCTGCTTGGCTATGTCGGCTGCACTACCTTGGATGATGGAGTTGACGGATTGCCTTTCCATCTGAGCGATCAATCCTCTGGCTTCTCCAGGCAGGTCGTAGAACCGCTCTCTCCCGATGAACTCCATCTCCGGGAAACGGCGGGGTCTTCCAACAACTGTCTCCACTACAGCTTCGTGACGAACCTGGGAGTGAATGTCTCGAATGTACTGCCGGATATTTGGGTACGGTTCAAAGTACCTGTCAATCAAAGCCTTGGCTTCTTCGATATCTTTGATACCGAGGGATAACCCCAGCTTGCGTGGGCCTTCGCCGTAGTTCAGACCGAAGCCGATGGTCTTGCTCGCCTGCCTGGCAAAGATCATCTGTGTTTCCTTCGCGGTCAGTTCTTTTCCGGCCTTCTTCTTCTTGGTGGCCGTGATGATGTCCTCGTATTTGAAGTCGTACATCAGGCTGGCAGTACCAGTATGAATGTCCCAGCCTTTGTTAATGACGTCGATCATGTTCTGCTCATTCGCACAGTGAGCCATGATCCGCATTTC